TGTTGATGTTGTGGCTGCGAACAAAACTCAAGCCTCATTCGGCGCAACGACAAAGATAGGTGTTGATGAGAATGATTCAACCTTTGTTCAGATAGACAGCGATTCGGTTGATATAATAGAGGATGTGAGCGGAACAAATGCTACAGTAGCATCATTTGGAGTCACAACCACAATAGGTCAGGTGGCTAATTCAAAATCTAGGTTGGTTATGACATCCGATGCCGTGCGAATTGTTAATAAGGATTCCGGTGGTACAGACACCACAATGATTGAATTTAACTCAGCTGGTACGATTACCGCTGCTGATTATCTGATTGAGAAATCAAGATTGTTCGGTGTCGGTGGTGATGGAACGGTTGTATTACAGACAAATAATTGTACAGTTTCAGATGGTGGAAATGGTGTTGGTGCAAAGGTGGATGATGATGAAATAAATGATGCAAACGGAACTCAAGTTTGTACAAGAGCCGGTGCTATATGGACTATGCAGGGTGATTGGTACACTTTTGATCTAACGGTAAGTACAAGTGTGACATTAAAAACAAACGGATTCAGATTATATGTATTTGGTACTTTAACTAATAATGGAACTATTCATAATAATGGTGGTGATGCCGGTAATGGTGGAGCCGGAAGAGGTGGGGATGATTCATTTGGAAGTGATAATGGTGGTATTGTAACTGTTGCGAGATCTGGTGGTACTGCTGGTGCAGCTGCACCTGGCGGAACTTTGTCTCCAGGAATAGTTGGAAAAGCAGGTGGAGCTGGTGGCTCTGGACAATACAGTTATGCAAGTAGTGAGGGTATAAGATCTCAAGGAGGCGGCGGAGGTGGTTCCGGAGGCGGTGGTGGAATTGTTTTGATATTTGCAAGAAATATTGCAGGAACAGGAAATATACAAGCCAAAGGTGGAAACGGTGGAAACGGTGGAAATGGTGGACCTGCGCAAACTGCTAAAGACACTAATACGGGAAATGCTGCAGCAGGTACAGCCGGTGGAGCAGGTGGTTCATCAGCAGCCACCACAAGAATTGATGTTATTGATCCACATATCGTACAGATGATGAGGGATGTTATGAATGATACCAATACCGCTACAAGACTTACTCCTGGAGCAGGTGCTGGTTCAGGTGGCGGTGGAACTAGCGGTGTTCCTAGAGATTCCGGTGGTGCTGTAGCAGGATCTAATGGAACAGCTGGTGATGCTAATACTTTCTGTATAATAGGAACAGATGCTGCAGCTGGAGGAGCCGGTGGTGCTGGTGCTATATCCTCACAACCATCAGGAGCAGGTGGATCCGGCGGTGGAGGCGGTGGAGGAGGTACAGGTGGTGTTCTTGTTATCTGTTCAACCACACCTAATGCATCAAATGGTCAGACAGAGAGTGTAGCTGGTGGAAATGCTGGTTCAGCAGGACTAGGAGGTGCAGCAAATGGAAGTGCTGGAACAGAAGCTGGCGTAGCTGGTAATGCCGGAGGTGCTGGTACAGCAGGTAAATTAGTTTACATCCAAGTATAATCCTCATTTATTTCCAAACCTTATATTTATTATTGAATAAATGCACTTAGGATCATATGAAAAAATTAGTAGATAGCCTTATAAAACCAATCATAGAGGAAGATGTTAAGATACCCATAGAGGTGGGTGATACCGTCCTTATGGGTAGGTTTAAGAATAAAAAGGTGGTGGTTAAATCGATAGATTACAACGATAATGGTGATCTCCTCATCAACGGCAGACCTGCGTTGAAATTCAGAATTTTAAAAAAGGTAAATGAATCCGAAGAGAAAAACATACATGCTCTTCTTCAAAGATTTGGAAACTCTGCTAAAGATGCTACGGATATGATGAAGAAAAATTATAAAAAGGTAGCCAAAAAATTCAAAGGTCAGACTCCACGAGATAAGGCTATGGCTTTGATAGGACTTTCTCTTTTGGGTGAGGTTGATAGAAAAACCCAATTGAAGTACGGTAGGTTACATAGAAAAAGAATGGAGCTGATAAGAAAGTATGGTGGGTTCGGGCCACAGGCAGGTAGTTATAAATTAAAATTGAAGATTCTTGATTTAGAAAAACAGATGAAACAGTTGATGAAGAATGAGGCACCGAGGGTGCCCCGTAAGAAAGGACAGCATAGGGGTTCTAAGTCTCATTCTGATTTATACACAGATGAGAATCCAAAGGGTACGATAAAGGGATTGAAGTTTGCTACAGTCAAAGATGCAAAAGCATCAGTCAGCAAAATTAGAAACAGCGGTAAATCTCATGCACATAAAATACAAGCTGCTGTAGCTATGGAACAGAGAGCTAGGGAGATGGGTAAGGCTTCACAAGCCGCTGTCTATAGGGCTTACATCAATCAGATGAAAAAGAAAACCAAAAAGAAGAATGAGGAGTTTGGTGCACCTAAAGGATTCTTACCATCACCAAGCCGTAAGATGGTAAAGAAGATGAAGAGGAAAGGAAACACATCAGTTCCTTATGGTAGCGGTTATAAAAAAATAAAAGAAAGTCTTGACTTGTATACTAAAAAATTCGTAAATTCCATAGTTGATAATATGGATAATACGACCCTTTTGAAAGAGAACAAAATTACAAAAACTGTGGCGGTTTATGGTGGTAGGTTTCAACCATTTCATTCAGGCCATTTAGCCACCTATAATTTTCTAAAGAAAAAATTTGATGATGTTTACATAACGACATCCAACATAAAACAACCACCTCGGCATCCTTTGAATTTTAATGAAAAGGTTAAACATATTGTAAAGATGGGCGTTCCCAAAAATCGCATAGTTATGGAAAAATCACCATACATAGCAACGAATGTTCTAAAGAAATTGAATTCGGATAAGACAGCGGTTGTTTATGCTTTTGGTGAGAAGGATGCTGGTAGGTTAAAATCGGGAACTAAGAAGGATGGTAGCAAATCATACTATCAGGATTATAATAAGAATAAGAATGATTTGGTTGGATTTGAAAAGCATGGATATTTCATAACAGCACCGCAATCGGGCACTGTTAGCGGAACACAGATGAGAAAGATTTTAGGAGATCCTAAGATTGATGATGATAAGAGACAGAAGTTATTCAAAAAATCTTTTGGATATTATGATAAGTCCATTTATGATATGATGACAAATAGCTTTAAAAAGTTGTTTGAAACCTACACCCTAACAGATGAACTCATAGAGGAGTTTTTACTAGAATCCTCATCAACTCCGCAAGGAAACTTAGATGATGGACCATCAACTTACTATAGGAGTTTAGAAAAGTATAAGAAGGATTCTACGGATTGGATAAACTCAATATATGGTGGCGCAGGTTGGAAGGTTTTGGATTACATTGTTAATAAAAGAGCCATAGACCCAAAGGATAATGTAGCGAGGGCTGATGATGTTCATAAGAGAAGAAATGTTGGTGAGGAACATTATGTATCAGCTCCCTTAACATTTTTAGATCATGGCCAACAAAAAAGATCCAAACGTGCCATAAATAATTATAAGAAATGGATGACAACTGTTGTAGAACCTTTAGGTTGGCAAGTAGTTGATTGGATGGGAACAGAGGCAGCTATAGATAATATCATAGGTGATTTGATGTTAACAGGTGCTGATGGTGACTCATATGAGGTTACAAAAAATACATTTTATGAGAGTATTAATGCTAGAAATATTTTAACACAAAGAAATAAAGGAAAGGAGTTACTGCTTATGGGTGGTGCATACGGACATTTAAGTCATCCGTTTGACAACAAAAATCTTACATTTTCAGATTTCAGAACACTAATTATTAATACGCTACAAGGCAATCTCAGCAGTGAGGGTGCTGTTACAGAAAAAACCGATGGTCAGAATATTATGATTAGTTGGAAGAATGGAAAGCTCATAGCTGCTCGTAATAAAGGACATATTAAGAATTTTGGAGCAAACGCACCTGATATAAAGGGTATCGCTAATATGTTTGCTGGTAGGGGTGATATAGAGAAAGCCTTTGTATACGCTATGAGAGATTTACAGATAGCCATTAAAGGATTGAGTCAAAAACAAAAGGATAAAATATTTGCAGAGGGTAAGAAGTTTATGTCGTTAGAGGTTATATATCCGAAAACAGCAAATGTAATACCTTATGATAAAGCATTATTACAGTTTCACGGCACCATAGAGTATGATGCAGATGGTTCACCTGTTTCACAGGATAGGGGTAGTGCTAGAATGTTAGCTGGTATGATAAAACAAATAAATCAAAATGTTCAAAAAACCTATAGCATAACAAAACCATTTGTTTCTTCATTACCGAAGGTAAAGGACTTTTCTGCTAGACAAAATTACTTTTTAGGTAAATTGAATAAATTACAAAAACTATATGGATTAAAAGATACAGACACATTAGCAGACTATCATCAGGCTTATTGGTATGAGTATATTTATAACGCAGGAAAACAAACAGATAATCCAAATGTAACGAGTAATGTTATGGGTGGACTTTTAAAAAGATGGGCATTCTTTGATAAGTCATATAAGATACCACAGATAAAAAAGGATTTGAAGGATTATCCAAAATTTTTAGAATGGGTTTTAACAACCGATAAAATGGATCACGCTAAGTTACAGAAAAAACACATAAGGGATTGGGAGGTGCTTTTCTTTGAATTAGGTGCTGAGGTATTAAAAAACATAAAAGATTTTATAGCAGCTAATCCTGATAAAGCTGTACAGAAGATAAAAAAAGATTTAACTAAGGCTATCGATGGTATAAGGAAAGCAAAAGATCCAAAACAGATGGGATTACTGAAAACACAATTAGACAGATTAAACGCTTTGGGTGGATTTGATGCTATCATACCGAGCGAAGGAGTCACATTTATGTTTAAAGGAAAGTTATATAAGTATACAGGCGCTTTTGCTCCTGTTAATCAGATATTAGGAATATTAAAGTTTGCGAGGTAATTATGGGTTATAGTAAAGAAACAGAAAGACAAAACAAAGTATTGGGTGATTTATTAGCTGGTAGAGAACCTGAGAAAAGAGTAATGGTTGGATATAATAAACCTAAAGAAAAAAAGAAAGATAAGATTTCTAAAATGACAGAAATAATGCAAGATGTCAGAATGCCTTGGTTTTGTCCTGATTGTAAAAAAGTTATGAAACAAAAATTAGATGACAAAATGTGGAGACTTTTCGGACATTGTTTTGATTGTCAGGTAAAAGTAGAAAATAAACTTCGTATTGAAGGTAAATATGAGAAGTGGGCTAAAGAAAAAATTAAAAAAAATAAAATTGCTTTTATCAAAGATCAGATACAAGTAATATCAGAGTGGAAAGATTCAAAAGCTCCTGAGTGGTATAATAATGTTGGTGTTAATTATCCTGAATTAAAAAAAGAAAAATGGGATATTGATATGGAAAGAGTAAAAAAAGAAGCAAATGAGGCTATAGAAAAATATGAAGATGCTTTAGAAAAATTGGAGAAAGAGTAATGAAGATTTGGAAATTAGTATTAGGTTTTTTAGGTTTAGTTGGTGGACTTTTTGCGGCTGGTGCTGCTAAGAGTAAAGAAGTTAAAAAATTAAAAAAAGTTATAAAAGAAAATAAAAAACAAGAAAAAAAAGTTGAAAAGCAAATTAAGGAATTAGAAAAAGCCAAAACTGCTTCTAAAAAAGAAGTCGGTAATTTAAAAAGAAAACTAACTAACAGTAAAAAGAAAACACAGAAAATGCAAGAAGCTTATGATAACGATGAGGTTGAATCAGCCGAAGATTTTCTTAGAAACTTTGCTAAGAGTAAGTGAGATTAACTATGAAGATATTAAGATATTTTATAATATGTTTTTTTGCTCTATCCTTAACCAAAGGTAACGGGGTGGAAATAAAAAAAGGTGGTGAAAAACCAACTACTTTTACTTATGACGAAGCATTGGAAATGTTGAAAGCTCGTGATGCACAGTGGGAAGGTAAATTAGCTAAAGCAGATACATTGATAGAGGATTACAAAGTTATGCTTTCTGAAAGTGATGAATTAATTGAAGAATTACAAAAGTATGCTGAAGTGGAAAAAGTTCTATCAGAAGCAAAGAGTAAACAAATCACCTTGTTAAAAGAACGTGAAAAAACAAATGAAGAACTCATAAAAACACTTCAACCAAAATGGTATGAAAATACATATCTTTGGTTGGGTATTGGATTTATTTTAGGAAAAATATAGTGAAACCAACACCTATAAAAGATGTAATAAAAAAACAGTATCTAAAATGCGCTAAAGATCCTGCGTACTTTATGAAAAAATATTGTGTGGTTCAACATCCTATGAAGGGTAAAGTACCCTTTCATCTATATGAGTATCAAGAAAAATCATTACAGACTTTTGAAGAACATAGGTTTAATATTATACTAAAAGCTAGACAGTTAGGATTATCAACACTAACCGCTGGATACTCATTATGGATGATGACTTTTCATCAAGACAAAAACATATTGGTAATTGCGACAAAACAGGATACTGCTAAAAACTTAGTAACTAAAGTTAGGGTGATGCATGCTAATCTACCGAGTTGGTTAAAACAGAAATGCACTGAGGATAATAAACTCTCTTTAAGATATAGTAACGGATCACAAATAAAGGCTGTATCAAGCGGTGAGGATAGTGGTCGTTCAGAAGCATTATCTTTACTGATATTGGATGAGGCTGCTTTCATCGATAAAATTGAACCGATATGGGCTGCTGCTTCACAGACACTATCAACTGGTGGACAGTGTATCGCACTATCCACACCAAATGGTATTGGTAATTGGTTTCATAAGACTTGGGTTGGTGCTGAAGAGGGTGAGAATGATTGGAACTTTATTAAACTACATTGGAACTTACATCCTGAAAGAAATGATGAGTGGAGAACTGAACAGGATAGACTTTTAGGTCCTTCATTAGCTGCACAAGAGTGTGATTGTGACTTCTTAACTTCTGGACAAAATGTTATAGATGGTGTTATATTAGATGAATATAGAAAAACTCATGTTCAAAATCCGTTAGAAAAAAGAGGTATAGATAGTAATCTTTGGATATGGCAACCAGCAAATTATACTAAGGATTATGTATTAAGTGCTGATGTAAGTAGAGGCGATGGAACAGATTTCTCTGCATTTCATATTATGGATGTTGAGACTATGGAACAGGTTGCAGAATATAGGGGTAAAATATCTACAAAGGATTTTGGAAACCTCTGTGTGAACACAGCTACAGAATATAACAATGCATTGTTAGTTATTGAAAACAATAACATAGGTTGGGCTGCTCTTCAACAGTGTATTGATAGGGGTTATGAAAATTTATTTTATATGAGCAAAGATTTAAAATATGTAGATACGCAACATCAAATGACAAATAGATATAGAAATCAAGATCGTAATATGGTTGCTGGATTTAGTATGACAATGAAAACAAGACCATTGGTTGTTGCTAAATTAGAGGAATATTTTAGAGAAAAGACAGTAATTGTTCGTTCAAATAGATTAATTGATGAACTTTTTGTATTTATATATAACAATAATAAAGCTGAAGCTATGCAGGGTTACAATGATGACTTAGTAATGAGCTTTGCTTTAACACTATGGGTTAGAGATACTGCATTAAGGTTAAGAAATGAGGGTATAGATTTACAAAGAAGAACACTAAGTGGTGTTTCCTCTCAAATGATCCCACAAAAACCAACTAAAGAGAATAATAGTTGGGAATGGGAAGTGAACGGACAAAAGGAATCATTAGATTGGTTAATTAAATAAGGATAATATTATGGCTGATAAAGATTTATTTTCAAGACTAAAACGATTATTTTCTACAAATACTATTGTTAGAAATATCGGTGGAAAAAAACTAAAAATAGTTGATACAGGACAATTACAATCAAATATTCAAACTAATTTAGTTGATAGATATCAGAAATTGTACTCTAATATGATGCAATATGGATACAACGATCAACTTTTTGCTCAACAAATGAGATTAGGATTATTTAGAGATTATGAACAAATGGATTCAGATTCAATAGTATCCTCTGCTTTAGATATTTACTCTGATGAATCAACAATGAAAAATGAATATGGTAAGGTTTTAGATATAAAAACAGATAATAATCAAATATATGATATATTACACAATTTATTTTACGATATTATAAATATAGAGTTTAATTTATGGCCTTGGATTAGAAATATGACTAAATATGGTGATTTCTTTTTACAATTAGAAATTACAGATAAGTATGGAATTACAAATGTAACACCTATGTCTGCTTATGATGTGGCTAGATTAGAAGGGCATGATGAAACAAATCCTCAATTAGTTCAGTTTATGTTAACACCTCAATCAGGTGATACTAATAAACATACATTAAAAAAACAGGATTCAAAAACATTTGAAAATTATGAGGTTGCACATTTTCGTCTACTTTCAGATGCTAATTATGTTCCGTATGGCCGTTCAATGTTAGAGGCTGGTAGAAAAGTTTGGAAACAATTAACTTTGATGGAAGATGCTATGTTGATTCATAGGATAATGAGAGCACCTGAGAAGAGAGTATTCAAATTAGACATTGGAAACATACCACCTGCTGAGGTTGATAACTATATGCAACAGGTAATAAATAAAATGAAAAAAGCTCCTGTTATTGATGAGAAAACAGGTGATTATAACCTACGATATAATATCCAAAACCTTACAGAAGATTTCTTTTTACCTGTTCGTGGTGGTGATAGTGGAACAAATATAGAAAGTTTAGCTGGTTTAACATATGAAGCGGTTGATGATATTGAATATTTAAAAAATAGATTGCTTGCTTCCCTCAGAGTGCCTAAAGCTTTCTTAGGATATGAAGAGGGATTGGGTTCAAAAGCTACTTTAGCTGCTGAGGATGTTAGGTTTGCCCGAACAATAGAAAGAATTCAAAGAATTGTAGTTAGCGAATTGACAAAAGTAGCTGTTGTTCACCTATACGCTCAAGGTTTTAGAGATCAAGAGCTTGTTAATTTTGATTTAGGTTTAACAAATCCATCCACAATATATGAACAAGAAAAGATTGAACTATGGAATAATAAAACATCATTAGCATCATCTATGTTAAACGATGGTTTGGTTTCATCTGAGTGGATTTATAAAAATGTATTCAGTTTTACAGATGAACAGATAAAAGAAAATGATGAACAGATTATTTTTGATTATAAAAATAAATTTAGAAGGCAACAGATAGAGACAGAGGGTAATGATCCAGCTAAAACAGGACAGTCTCAAGGCACACCATCGGATATGGCTATGGGTAGAACAGGTCATGAGTTGGATGATAAGGGTGGTTCAGAGGAAGGTGGACAGCCGGGCGCTGGAAGGCCTAAGGAAGCTAATAAATATAGTAAGGACAGCGGTGTGAGGGGTAGAGATCCATTAGGTGCGGTTGATAAAAGTAACGCATATGGTAAAATAGCTAAGGCTCACTATGAAAATCTGTATAAATATTTAGGAAACAACGCAAAATCTTTAATTTCAGAGTCAAGCGAGGTTGAGGAACAGTATAAGGAAGAAGTTTCTTCTCTTAATACTAACAAAAATTAATTAATCATATATTTATATATGAAGAATTGTATAAATTGGAGTTTAATATGAGTTCAAAGACAAAGCACTCAAAAATTCGTAATACAGGAATATTATTTGAATTATTGACACGCCAAATAACAGTAGATGTCTTAAATAATAATAAAAAAGCTGAGGCTGCTAACATTTTAAAGTCTTTTTTTAATAAAAAAACACAATTAGGAAAGGAATATGATTTATATAGGGTTTTAACAACAGAAAATTACAAATCAGAATCTAAAGCTAATCATTTAGTAGATGCAGTGATAAAAGCACATCAAAAATTAAATAGTTCATCATTAAAAAGAGAAAAATATAACTTAATTAAAGAAATTAAGAAAAATTACGATGTAAATGATTTCTTTATGGCTAGAATATCAAACTATAAGGTTAGTGCGTCAATTTATAAGCTATTTGAAGATAAAAATACAGAAAGTCCAGCGGATAAGACACAAAATCGTTTTACAATAGTTGAACACATCACCAGAAAGAATATTTCAAACAAAACAAATGAAAAAAAGCTTGTTGAGGGATATAAAAAGCAAGAAAAGGACTTACGATTGTTAGCTTATGGTATATTGGTAGAAAAATTTAATAAAAAGTACAAAAATCTAAGCGATTCACAGAAAAAACTTCTAAAGGAATATATAAATAACATTTCTAATACAAATTCTTTAAAAGAGTTCATAGAATCTGAAACTGTAAGGGTAAAGAAAAAACTCCAATCAATTCTTCCAACAGTTGATGATAAAGTAACAAAGATTAAGCTTAATGAGGCTGTAAATCAAGCAGATACCCTAATGAAAGGTAGGATAGTTGAGGATAAACAGGTTGTCACACTTATGAGATATTATGAATTGGTTAAGGAGCTAAAGAATGTCAAAGCTGGATAAGCTAAAAGAGATTATTCGTGAGCTAATTAAAAATGAGCTTGAGGAGGCTTCAACCTCTGCTAATGTGCCTGGCTATCAGACACCTTATGCTTTCAGAGGTAAGAGAAAAAAAGATAAAGATAAAGAGAAAAAGATAGCTACCAACTCTACAGGATATGATAGGGTAAATGAAGGTAGATATCACGATTATAGAAATGATAAGACTATGACTCCTAAGCAAAAAATTGGTAGATCTATGAGAGAGATTAGGGATAGTCTCAATGAATTGAATAGGTTGGTAAAAATGAATGTGCGTTTAAAGAACGAATTGAACGTGGATTCTAAGTCATATTGGAAAAATACACATAAAGCTTTAAACAAAATAAGTGAAAGGTTAGTAAAACTAGCAAATAAAGTAGGTCAGTTACAATAACCGAGATTACTATGGCGTTTGAGGATAAAAAGAAGTCCTATATGGACACTCTTTTTAGTATTTCAACATTGTTAAAGAGATGGCAGATTGAGATACAGAAAAAGGAGATAACAAAGAATTATATGTTAACAAGACTCAACCAATGGATAGAGGAGTTGGAGAGTCTTAGAACTGAAATTATGATGGAGAAAGATTAATGATATCATTATTGGAGTTAGCAAAAAGTATCACCGAAATAGATGATGATAGAATGATTAAGTATAGGGATAAAGAAGGTGAGTCTCAAGAGATGCCAGCCGGTTCTGCAAAAAAACTTCCCCAAGATCATCCAGCAAAGATAGCTTATGATACAATGACTAAATATGATGATTATCAAGACAAAAAAGATGGTGGTGAGGAAAAGCCAAAAGGTTCATCTTTAGGCGGTAGTGATTTTGATAGAGATGCAAATAGAGCAGCCGATGATGAGGCTGATGATATGGATAGGGATGCGAGATTTGATGCTGATGCAGAAGATGATAATGCTGAAAGTGATGATGTAGAAATATCCGATGCTAACTCTGGTCCTATCGATCTTGATGATATTATGGATATGTTAAAAAACGATTCTGAAATAATGGATAAAATAGGCGGTGATGATATATACTGGGATGGTATGGATTTGGTAAGTTCAAAGTTTGATGATGCTACAGTAGCATCCATACCCGATGATTCTAATATGACTTTGGGTGATTTGAAAAAACAGATATTGGATTATGAACCAGAAGATGATGGGGATGATGAACCAACTCACGCAGAAATAATGCAATATATAGAAGATGAAGGGTATGGTGGTGATGCGATAGGACCAGATGGTAACCCAACACCTGAAGCATATGAAGATGCTAAACAAGAGTTGATGTATCAAAAACAAAATGAGACAATTACAATCAATGGACAAAAATACAAACCAATAAAAGAATCAAAACAACACATACTAAAAGAAAATTACGAAAGATTTTTCGGAGATAAAAAATGAAACAATTAATAGTAGATTACCTACCATTTGAAATACAGGCCGATCAGATAAATGAGGCTATGAAGGAAAACAATGGAAAGCTCGTTGTTAAGGGTGTGTTACAGAGAGCGGATACTAAAAACCAAAACGGTAGGGTTTACCCAAAAGAAATACTGATGCGTGAGGCTAAAAAGTATTCGGAAGGATTCGTAAAGCAAAAAAGAGCGATGGGTGAGTTAGATCATCCAGAATCATCTGTTGTAAACCTAGCCAATGTATCTCATAATATTACAGAGATGGCATTCAATGGAGATGATTTGGTTGGAACTGTTGAGATACTAACCACACCAAGCGGAAATATTTTAAGAGAGTTATTTAAGAATGGAATAAAGCTTGGTATCTCTTCGCGTGGTATGGGATCGGTTGAATCCATAAATGAAAATGGTGCACAGGAGGTGCAGGATGATTTTGAACTAATCGCTTTCGATTTTGTTTCCAATCCATCAACGCATGGTGCTTTTATGTATCCACAGGGTATGAATGAGAGTGTGGATAGGAATGCATCTGTTCGTGATTCTAAATATGGTAGGGTTGAAGCGGTGATTAACGACATACTTAGGGGATAGATAATGAAGTTAACGGACTTATTGTTAGAAAAGGTCGAGTTGGACAAAAGAATAATTAGCAAAATTTCAAAACTTACGGATTACAATGACCATAATGGGGCTAGAATTATGTTGGCTAAAGAGATGAAATTGAAAAGTTTGGTAAAGGGATATGAGGCAATTAGGGTATTACATGATATGTTTCGTCAAATGAATGAAATGATGGCCGCTAGAAATAAATTAGACGGTATGTTGATGGATGCTGCTAAACGAAAGTATAGTAACTATCACGACATATACATGGCTTTCTAAAATGCCTGCAGCTTCTAAACAACAACAAAAATTTATGGGTATAGTTAGGGCTATTCAAAAGGGAGATGCTCCAGCGTCAAAGTTTTCCAAAAAGGCTAGGGATGCTGCAAAATCAATGAGTAAAAAGTCTGTTAAGAAGTATGCTCAAACAAAGCATGATGATCTACCTAAAAAGGTCAGAGAGGTTAGTATCGGTGATAGGATGGCTAACAGAAGAATACAACAGATAAGAAAATATTTTGACCAACAATATAGCAGAATTAAAAACGCTGTTGAAAGAGATGCTAGAACTGGTAGTAAAGAGTTTAGTTATACCGATAACAGAGGTGAAAAATATAAATTATCAGTTGTTATAAATAGATTAAAAGAATTAAGAAATAAAATATCGAGAAAGGATAGGGGATTGGCAGATATGTTTACTAAAAATATAACTCCAATTGAAAAAGTAAAAGATAGGATGAAAGAATCCGTAAATGAAGTTTCCTCTATGATTAATAAAATAGCTAACAACCATATGAATAAGTTTGATAATGATATAAAAACTTCAATTAAGGATATCGGAAAAACAGATAAGAAAAAAGCTTTAGAGCTGATGAAACTCTATAAAAAACATTGGGTAGAGTTTTCCATAAAGGCTAAAAAAGCATTACAAGAGGGAACCTGTGGTTATGGTATAGATGGAAACCTCGGAGAACAACCAGCGGGACCACATCTTTTGAAAAAGAAAAAGAATGGTGATCTCAATGAAATGAAAGATCCTCAGGTTATTAAAGATTTAAGGAATGTTTTAAAGAAAGGATACTCATCGGTAAAAGATCCTAAGTTGGGTAGAAAGATGAAGGTTGATACATATACGGCTTCCGCTATAACTCAGGTTTATGATGCTATAAACACTGCTAATAAAAAGAAATTTTCAAAGTTATCGATTGTGGGAATGTCAAATATAGCATTTAAGTTTGTAAAATCATCGAGAGGTATGTAATGTTAAAGTTAAAAGACTTAATATTAGAAAACCCAGCAGACTATGTAGATAAAGATGTTGATAAGATGGATATGTTATATAGAAAGAAAAAGTATAATGTTTATGAAGCAGATGACCATGAGGGTAAGATGGCTAAACAACAATTAGAGAGATCTATGGAGTATGCTAAGATGATTTATAACATAGTTGATAATGTGGGAAAAGGAGGTGAGGTTAGCATGCCTGCTTGGGTTCAATCCAAACTTACAAAATCTATGGATTACTTACAATCAGTTTATAACTATTTAGATGGTAAGGATGGTTTAGATGATAAGTTTCAGAAATAAAATTTGAAAGGTAGATATTTATATCTGAGGAGATAATATTATGGCTAATATAAAATTAAAAGATTTACTAAAAGAAGTTAGAGTTGCTAGTGGTGTTGTTTCTCATAATCCATGGATTAAAGAAAATGACGATACGCCACAGATAAATGTTAAGGAATTAGTTTCTAAAATCGGTAATTATAATTCCATAGGTGAAAGTATCTATGGTAGCGGAAATCTTAAAGAGGTAGCGGAATCACTATCAGCAATCGCTGAGGGTGCTGCACAACATACCTTATCTGAAACAGATGATATGTTTGATAAGGTTACAGTTAGTCGTAATATGAAAGAACTCACTGGTTTATCTAAACAATTTGGCAAAGTAGCTATGGAAGCTAATTCTCTTCAAGAAAGAATGACAGGTCTTTATGAGGACATGGGCAACATATTGAGTAGATATTATAAGATAAATGAAAAGCATGTGTATGGTCATGACGATGATGATAGAGATGTCAGAAGCGATATGGATGAAGCTGATAAGATGATGTTCAGAGAGGAAGATGATTATAAAGCATTCTTTAAAAAAGCTATGAAAAAATTTAATGTATCCAATGTAGGAAGTATGAGTGATGAAGATAAAAAAGATTTCTTCAATTATGTGGATAGAAACTACAAGGCGAAAAAAGAAACAGATTAAGAGGTAAGTATGGGTATAAAGGTTGTCGTAAAGAATAATAATATTGACAAGGCTCTCAGTGTATTCAAACGAAAGGTAAAAGAATCAGGTATGATGTATGAATTAAGGGAGAGAGAGTTCTATAAAAAACCATCCGATATTAAAAAAGAAATGAAAAATAAGGCTAAAGCCCGTAATTATTGGAAAAAAATTAAACTTTTAGAGGAAGATTCACGCAAAAAGGGTAAAAAATTCTAATTTCTTATATTTATATATATCAAAACTAAAAACACCGTTCCTATCGCATACGGTGTAATCGAAATGTAATAATTCTATTATAGTTCCCAATAACTATACTAAATCCTAAATAGGAGAATAACAATGGATGATCTCTTAAAAGAAGCAATTGCTGACGCAAAAGCTGTTCGTGAGACTGCTTTAGAAAATGCAAAGATGGCTTTAGAAGAGGCTTTCACACCTAAACTACAGTCTATGCTTTCACAGAAGATTCAGAATGAAATCGAAGATGAAGATGATGAAAAGAACGAAGTTTCCAAAGTATATGATATCGCTAAGAAGGAAAAAGAAGATGATGATATGGATGAGATGAAAATGGATGATATGAAAATGGATGACGATGAAGATATGGAAGAAATGAAGATGGATGATGATGAGGACATGGAAGAAATGAAGATGGATGATGATGAAGAAATGGATGAATCCAAAATCATTGAAATAGATGGCGTAAAGTACGCACCTGTAGTCGCTGAGGAAGAAGATGAAGATGATATGGATGAGATAGCTAAGAAAGAAAAAGAAGATGATATGGATGAAGATCTTGACTTAGAATCTGTAATCAAAGAGTTGGAATCTGAAATTGACGAAATTGCTAAGAAAGAAGATGAAGATGAAAAGATGGATGAAAATGATGTTTCTTCTGATATCGGTAAGGGTGATAACAAAGTCAATAAGAAAGCTAACGATACAACAGGTGTTGGAGCTGACGGAAAAGCTAAACTCAAAGAGGGTGAGGATAAGGAAGATGATATGGATGAAGATATTGATCTTGATGAAGTCCTTAAAGCACTTTCAGAGGAAGAAGAAGAAGATGAAAAGAAGGATGAAGTTAAAGAGCTTAAATCAGATCTTGAAGAACATCGTTCCGTAATCGAAACACTTCGTGGAAAGCTAAATGAAGTCAATCTGCTAAATGCTAAACTATTATTTACAAACAAGTTGTTCCGTAAGTATGGTCTTAACAATGAACAGAAGATGAAAGTCGTTGAGCAATTCGACAGAGCAAATAATCTAAGAGAAGTCAAGTTGGTTTATTCCACACTTGGTGAATCTTTTATTAATGCTAGAAACAATATTAATGAATCTAAGGGAGCTGCTTCAAAGCCAGTCGCATCTACCAAATCTGAAAAGAAAGTAATTTCTGAAAGCACAGATTTGAGAGATAGGTTTAAGAAGTTGGCTAACCTTATTTAAATTGGGAGACATATAATGTCAGATTTAAAAATAAACGACTTGATGGGTGGTCACAACCCTCATCAAGAGCTCCTAAAGCAGACTCGTAAGTTAGTCGGCAAATGGGAGCCAACCGGATTATTAGACGGAATCGATGACTCCACTAAGAAAACAGGAATGGCTGTTCTTTTAGAAAACCAAGCTACTCAGTTAATTAAAGAGGCTTCTCAAACTGGTATTGGTGGATCTAAAGAAGAATGGTCTGGTGTTGCTTTACCATTGGTTCGTAGAATCTTTGGTGAATTATCAGCACAAGAGTTTGTTAGTGTTCAGCCGATGAATCTACCATCTGGTCTAATTTTCTTTTTGGATTTCAAATATGGATCTGCTAACCAAACTAATACCGAAGAGAACTCAGATGTATTTGGTAATACTTCTGGATCTAACGTAGATGCTACGGGCGGTTTGTATGGTGCTGGTAAATTTGGATATTCAATTAACGATAAAGCAACTGCTGCTCAATCTATACATGCTTCCGCTGCAAGTTCAGGAAATTATATTTCCGGTTCAGTAACTTGGAAAGATGTTGAGTTTGAACCAGATTTATCTGCTTCTGTAGCTACTGGACATTTAGCTGATGATGGTTTAATAAAGCTAACTGTTTCTACAGCTGCCTTTACAAGACCTGATTTAGAAGGTATTAGAGCATGGGAAGTTTCTGGTTCAGGTTTTGATGAATTCTTTCCAGCTTATACAACACTAAATGCTGCTGAAACAGAAGTTTCCTTTATTGCAAGGAAAGATACAGCTGCAGCACCTGCTGACTTAGTTGTTAATTATCATGAAGCTCCAGTTGCTACTAATCGTGGTGATTTTGAAGCTACTGCAGCTCAGATTGACAATAATCCTGAATTGGATATTGACATTCCAGAGATTGACATATCACTAAAGAGTGAAGCTATCGTTGCTAAGACTCGTAAGTTGAAAGCTGTTTGGACTCCTGAGCTTGCTCAAGACCTTAACGCTTATCACTCTGTTGATGCAGAAGCTGAATTAACTGCTATGTTAAGTGAATACATCGCTATGGAAATCGATTTAGAAATCCTAGATATGTTAAAGATAAATGCTAGTGCTAAGACAGAATACTGGTCAGCTAAAGTTGGATTCGAGTATGATGGAAGTGGAACAGGCGCACCTGCTTTCTCAGAGATAAGTGGTGCTTCTAATGCTTATACCAAGCCATCTTGGTTTCAAACATTAGGTATTAAGATACAATCTGTGTCTAACGCTATACATCAGAAAACACTACGTGGTGGTGCTAACTTTGTTGTTGTTTCACCTGAAACTGCTACAATATTAGAATCTGTAAGTGGATATATTGCCAATACAGGTAATGCTGAGGGTAAAACATACGCTATGGGTGTAGAAGCTGTTGGTTCAATCAACAACCGATACACAGTTTATAAGAATCCTTACATGTTGGATAATACTATACTTGTTGGTTTCAGAGGAAGCAATTTCTTAGAAACTGGTGCTGTATATGCTCCATATGTGCCGATGATTATGACACCATTGGTTTATGATCCAAAGAACTTTACTCCACGTAAAGGTGTAATGACTCGCTATGCTAAGAAGATGGTAAGAACCGAATTCTATGGTAAAGTTATCGTTACTGATATAAACCAAGTTTAATTGAATAACAATTGAACAACTTAAAAAGGGTGAGTTTTCTCACCCTTTTTTTGTGCCTTGTATATTTATTATTGAATAACTATACCTTTTTAGGAGAATATAATGGAAGCAATTTGGCCAGGAAGTAGTTCATTTGAAGCTGGTGAAACTCCCTATGGATTTTACGATACAGATACAGAGTTTTCAGGATCAGGCAATCACTCCGTAGATAAGTTTGCTGATTGGGCTGCTAAAAGATTGGGTTATCCAATAGTGGCTGTTGAATTACAAGAACAACAGTTTTATGCTTGTTACGAAGAATCTATTACAGAATACTCAGCTCAAGTAAATCAATTTAATATTAAAGACAATATGTTATCTTTACAAGGTCAATCTACAGGTTCAAATATAACGCATACTAAAGTAACTCCTACATTTGGTAGAAATGTAGAGTTAGCCGAACAATATGGTACAGAAGCTGGTGTGGGTGGTACAATAGATTTTAAAAGTGGATCTATCGATGTTGTTAGCGGTTCACAAGTTTATGACTTAAATGCTTTATGGGCTAATGTTTCAGAAAGCGGTAATGCTATAGAGGTTAGAAAAGTGTTCTATGAGGCTTCTCCAGCAATCACTAGATACTTTGATCCCTATGCTGGAACAGGTGATGGTTCGTATAATATGTTGGATAGCTTTGGTTTTGGAAATAGCTCTCCAGCAGTTCAGTTTATGTTGATGCCAATGTATGCTGACATATTAAAAATTCAAGCTATTGAATTCAACGATCAGATAAGAAAATCTGCTTACTCATTTGAATTACAAAATAACAAACTTAGGATATTTCCAAATCCAGAAACAAATTATAAATTACATTTCAAATACATATTAAAGAATGATAGAAGCAATACAGGACAAGGGGTTACCACAGCTGTGGTTTCTGATTTTTCAAATGCGCCATATGACAATATGGAGTTTAGGCATATCAATGATGTGGGAAAACAGTGGATAAAAAAATATGGTTTAGCTCTTTGTAAAGAATTATTAGGAACTATTCGTAGTAAATACGCTTCTCTTCCGATACCCAATGCAGAAACCACATTAGATGGTGAAACATTGAGATCGGAGGCTACTGCTGAAAAAGAAACTTTGGTTACACAACTCAGAGAGATGTTAGAACAAACAAGCAGAAAAGCTTTATTAGAGGCTGATAAAGATGAGGCTGAGTTTTTACAAGAAAAGTTAGCTAAAGTTCCATACCCAATTTACATAGGATAATAAAATGGCAGGTAGATTTTTACCACAGAAAGATATTGATTTAATAACAAGAGTCAGTAGAGAATTAGTTGGAGATAAACAGCGAAATAAAGATGGTATAATAAATCAAGAAGTTGTTATTTACAAACCATCTTTGCAAGAGTCAATGACGAATATGTATGGAGAGAGCGCTGGTGGCAAAAAAGCATACAAAAATGGTGTGCAAATGGCTGCTCTAATTGATGCTCAAGATTTTGATTATAATCAAGATGAGTTTGGGCCGGATAATAATCAGACTGCTACATTCTCATTTTTAAGACAAGCATTTATTGACGCTTCAATGGTTTTAGAAATAGGAGATTTAATAGATTGGAACTACGGTTATTTTGAAGTTGGTTCAATAAATGAAAATCAGTTGATTGGTGGTATGTTTGAACAAAACTATTCTGTAGTTGCAAACACATTTTTAATAAGAAAAAGCTCTATTCAAATAGAAAGGGTTAGGAGTATTTAATGGCTCGAGAAAAACCAATACCACGAAATAGAAGAAAGTTATTTAACAGAGGATTAATTCGCTCAAGAGATGACGATAATGTAAAAAACTTTTCTATTGGTTTGATGGATATTGATGCAACAATAATGTTTTATTTTAACAATGTTCTTCAACCAAAAGTAGAGGAAAATGGTGATGTAATAAAAGTCCCAATTATGTACTCTAATCCTGAAAGATGGAATATGGTTCAAAAGAGTGGTTATCTTTTAGATAATAAAAAACAATTAGTCATACCTTTAATAGTATTTAAAAGAACATCTATTGAAAAAGATTCTAATTTAGGGGTTGATAAATTAAATCCAAAAGATCCAAAGCTTTTCTATACATTTCAAAAACAATATACTGATAAGAACAGATATGATAAGTTTTCGGTTCAACAAGGATTGAATAAACAGAAAGAGTTGTATAGTGTTGCTGTGCCTGATTATGTCACATTGAGTTATGATTTTATAATTTGGACATCTTATATAGAACAGATGAATAAAATTGTTGAACAGATAATTTACTCAGAGGGTTCATATTGGGGTGAGGATGGTAAATTTAAATTTAGAACACAAATAGATAATTATACAGATGCTAGTGAGGTAAGCGTAAATACAGAAAGATTAATAAGAACAAACTTTACAGTAACATTAAACGGTTATCTGATACCTGAAGAATTTAATAATGTTGTAACAACTCAAAAGCAATTAACTCCAAAAAGGATAATAATAAATGATGGTGTTGGAATAGATTTAGGAGATTTAACAGATGGTAAAAAAGATGTCAGGGTCTCTGTTTCTCAAGCTCCAAGCGCTCAGAGTAGTTTAGCAAATCCAATAACGATATCTGAGGGAACTGGAGTTACCATTGGTGGTGCTGGTTCGTTTAACGGTGGTATTCCTCAAACATTTACTTTTAGTATTGGACAGGATGTTGGAACTACAAGCACAGTTCAATTTCAAAATGTTAGTGCATCAAACGCTATTCATGTAGGACCTACATCTTTTGAAATATCTCAAAGACCTGATAACAAAGCTCAGGTTAATACAGATTGGGTTGTTTTAGGTGATATTATAGCAGAAAATTATATAATTAATTCTACTGTAACTACTATGACTCAATCGTTTAGTAGCGGCTCAACTATTTTCGGTGATACATTAGATGATTTACATCAGTTTACAGGCTCATTAGATATATCAGGCTCTATAAATTTAGAAGGTGAAACTTTAATAAATGAAAACTCACTAAGACCTATGGATACTTATTTGAGAAAATCTTTTGTTAAAAAAGCCTCATCAATAACAGGAAACTCAACAGCAAGCTTTACAGCGGTTACAGCATCTGCTCCAACACAATTGACTGCTACAAGCGAAAATGATTTTATATTTTTCTTAAATGGTCAGTATATGGAACATGACGCATTAACAGTGCAGCAAGCAGGCTCTAACTTTCTGTTAAAAGTTGATACTGATAGTATCGGATACATTTTAGAAAATGATGATGAAATTATCGCACAAGGTAAATTTAATTCCTAAATCCCACTTTTCTTTTACCATTTCGTGATATTTATTACTATGAGAAAAAGACATTGGAAGGATAGAAAGAACAGAAAATGTCCTGATTGTAATAGGGTAATTTATTATACAAGAAAAGATTCGTTTGATAGGGCGGTAGGTAATAACAGTGTATGTAAATCATGCGCTCAGTCGGATAGAAAGCTTACTATGGATACGATTGAAAAGATGAAACAACCTAAGACTATTGAACACAAAGAAAAGATATCCCATAGTGTGAAAAGATGGTGGGATGATAAGAGAGAACGTGAATGGCAACAATTAAGTCAAAACAGTTAAATCCTAATCTAACAGGTTCTTTTGCTGTAAGCGGTTCATTTGATGTAACTGGTCCGTTAACCGCTACCACGTTTGTTGGAATGTTGAGTAGCAGTGCTCAGATTGCCTCAGATATTAGCGGTTCTTTTACAGACACAAGCGCTTCATTTAGTGTATCAACAACTAATGCTACTGCTAGCATAGCTGGATTAGTAGTCGATAGCGGTTCTTTCTCAACAAGAATTACCACAGATAGCGGTTCAATCTCTACAAGATTGACAACTGAGGAGGCTAATGTTGATGCTTTACAGGTGGATAGTGGGAGTTTTTCTGTAAGGGTAACCGATACAGAGACAACAGCTTCATCACTAATAAATGATTTCTCAACTGTTCAGAGTTTAGGAACTACTGATAATGTAATATTTGATACCATAAAAACCACAGGTGATGTAACAGTAGAAGGAAACATAATAGCTGAAACCTACATAGTTTCGTCATCAATAACTCATATGACTCAATCGTTCAGCAGTGGTTCAACTATATTTGGAGATACTTTAGATGATACACATCAGTTTACCGGCTCTTTAACTGTATCAAGTTCAAATTTAACAATAGATAATTTAGGTAAAATTAGCGGTTCATCAGTATCTACTGGTTCATTTAGTAGAGTAGAATCAAGCACCTCAGATGTAAGTGGCGATATAACAATAGGTGGAGATGCAACAGTAGATGGGGATGCGACAATAAATGGAGATTTATTTGTTGATTCAACCATTCAACATAAAGATGACACAGATACACGAATTAATTTTACTAATAATAGGATTCGATTTAAAGCAGGTGATATCACATTTGTTGATGTAGAAAAAGATAGTAGTTCTCCTCATCATGTTACGATTAATCCAGGTGGAAACAATATTGATTTTAAGGTTGAAGATAATGATGGTGATATTCTTTTTCAAACCGATGCTGATTCTGATAATGTTTTATTTCCAAAAGCAACAAAAATAAGTGGTTCATCAACTTCAACAGGTTCTTTTGGTAATCTAAGAATTTCAGATATGTCGGTTTCTGATATTGGGCTGGTTTCTAGTTCATTTTCCTCCAGAATTACTACCGCTGAAGATGAATTAAGTAATACATTATTAAGCAGTTCAGCTCAGATAGCTACAGATATAAGCGGTTCGTTAGGCGAAAATGCAGTATTTTTAAGAAGTTTAACAGCAGCTGCTGTCAGTGGTTCATCAGGTTTTGCTGCTGGATTAAGTCCAACGGTTGTAAGTGGTTCGTGGCAGGGAGCTTTATCTGGTAGTTTAAATGTAATAAGCGGTTCAGCAACCTCAACAGGTTCATTTGGAAGAGTTGAGGCTGAAATTGTAGAAGCGAAAAAATTTATAGTCTCATCATCCGTTACAAACATAACAACCATAGATGTAAGTGGTTCAACAAATTTCGGTGATAGTTCTGATGACAGACACTCATTTACAGGTTCTTTATTTATTCCATCAGGTTCATTAGAAGGAGAGCTATACATAGATACCAATGAGAGTAAAATGTTTATTGGTAAGTATTCAGGTGGTATAGAGGTTAGCGGATCTGCGAATGCTTCTAGATATGTAACTACTAGCGATGGTTCAATAATAGATTTAGGATTTACCACAATTGATGATAATGGTGTAACAGTAATAACAGGAATAGGTGATGGTTTATATTCTGATCCTAATAACTATTGGTATAATAACAACTTTTTCAAATTAGGTAGTGCTAATCAACACGTCAGATATGACGCTGGCTTGAACACATTAAAGGTTAGAGGGGATTTAACAGTTACAACAGGTTCTTATTTTGGTCAAATGGATATAAATACGGGACCAAGCGGTAGTATGTATGTCGGTAAAAATAGTAATGGAATACCCGTAAGCGGTTCATCAAACATGTCTAGATTCGTCACGGGATCAGATGGTTCAATAGTAGACATAGGATTCATAACTGTAGATGAGGATGGAAACGAATCATTCCTAACAACTGGTGATGGTTTGGTTAGAAACTCCAACAACTATTGGTATAACACAGGACATTTTAAATTAGGAGATGCAAACCAATATATAGAGTGGGATAACACAGACTTAAATATTTCAGGCTCATCTAACTCAACCGCTTCATTCGGATTCTATGCTAACATATCAGCATCAGTTGCTGCTGCTGGATTTGGAAGCGGCGGTGGAGGCGGCGGTAGTTCATTTACCGCTACAGGAATAAGCGGTTCATTTACCTCTGTATCGGCTTCATTAGCAGCTAGGATAACTGTTGAAGAGGCTGAAGCTGGTGGTGGTGGTGGTGGTTCATTTACTGCGGCTGGTATTAGTGGTTCTTTTCAAGGTGGTGGTTCAAATCTCATAAGTGGTTCAGCAACCTCAACTGGTTCGTTTGGTGCTGTAATTGCAAATGGTCAAGTTAATATAAATTCCTCTTTTGCTCAATTAAGATTATCTGATGATAACTTTAGTGATTTTCTAGCTTTAGGTCAGTCTGGTACTGTAGGTTATATAAAAACATCGGATGCTAATAATAATTTTAAATTTAGAAGAGGTAGTGATAATACAGATGTACTTAGTATAGATTTTGGTAATGAAGAAGTTACTGCGAGTGGAGATTTTTTAGTACAAGGTCAGAATATCTTTATTGGTGGCGGTGGTGGTACTGATGAGGTAAAATTAATTCACAATGGAGATACAGATACTCACTTATTATTCGATGCTAATAAAGTAAATTTAGTTGCTGGTGGAAAATCAGCGATAAAATATGAAGCGAGCGCTGGTAAAATTATTATAAATAATACAAATGAAAATGTTGATTTTCATGTGATGGCTGATAATGGAGCAGAAATTTTAGCAACAGATGCTGCAAACAATAGAGTAGGTATAAACACAACAACTCCAGGTGTTGCTTTAGAAGTTGTTGGAAGTGTAAGTGGCTCATCAACCTCAACTGGTTCATTTGGTGTTATAGAAGTTGGTGGTGGTCACTTTACATCAGCTTCATTAGCTGCTGGTGGTGGTGGTGGAGGCTCATCACCAAATGCAACTGATGGTTCACAAAATACAATAAGTGGTTCAGCATCCTCAACTGGTTCGTTTGGAAGAGTTGAAGCAAGTAGAGTTGATGTAAGTAGAGTAAACGCAACAGATGCTACATTTGCAAATGAAATAACACTAAATGATGGATTATCTGCTCCTGCAGTTGGAGATGATTTACATCTTGGAGATGGTTTAGGAACTACACCAAAGATAAGATTTGGTCAATCTAGTTGGAAAAATAATTACGGTTTAGAAAGTTATTACTCTGTTTTTTCTACAAATTCAAATGAGGGATACATATTTAAAGATTCTGGTAACAATGAACTTTTTCGATTATATGCTTCTACTAATACTGGATTTACATCTCTTAGAAACCAAGCTCATTTTATTTCTGATGTTGTATCTTTAGGAGCTAATGCAAAAATAAGTGGTTCATCAACATCAACTGGTTCATTTGGTAGGTTGGAAACTGCTGGTGCTTCTGTTATTGGTGGCACATTATCAATACCTGATATACCAGATGTATCTGCTTCATTAGCAGCCGCTGTCGCTGGTGGTGATAATTTAGGTAATCATACAGCAACACAAGATTTAAATTTAGGAAGTAACTCTATAAAAAATGTTTTACACGTGACTGCTAGTGGACATATAAGTGGTTCAACAACTTCAACAGGTTCTTTTGGTAAAATATCAATTAATGCTTCAGGATCAGCTACTGGATCTACACTATTTTCTGTTGCTAATTCAAACCATGAATTATTTAATGTTTCAAATATTATGACTGGTAGTTTATTTAGTGTAAGTACAATTTCTGGAATGCCTATTATTGAGGCATTTAGTGATAATAAAGTTACATTAGGATCTTATAGTAATCCAACTATTATTAACTCAGATGGAACATTTGCTAATGTAAGTGGTTCATCAACCTCAACTGGTTCGTTTG